TCTCATTCTCGATAGTAACGACACTATGAGTCTAACATCTAGCTTGTCTAGACGGGATCACTACGGAGCGGTGGAAGGTGTGCTCACTCCAGGTGACGAGGGTTCTTTCAAACCCATGTTGAGTGTGTTGCGTCTCCACAAAAGCAAGATCAAGAGCTTCGGGCCTTTCTTGTGGATATCCCGTGGACACGAGACCAAGATTCTCGTACCGAAAGGAATTGTCGAGAGGGTTGCCTTCAAAATGGTTGGCATCCCACGAGACAAAGCGGGCCTCCGACTCTGCATCAACTTGATGAAACAAACCGTGAAAGCGGAAAGGATGTCCATGCCAGACCAGATGAGACTGGACTGCGTGGTGTATGGATCAGCGTTAGCATTCGTGTTGACGTTGCCAGATGAGATCGCAATTTTCAACGAGTTGTGTTCTCCCTATTACCTCAGGATGTACAAAGGCTTGTCACAAGTCTTGGGTCTCGAAAGCCCTTTTTGGACGTGGTGGGGTCTCTGCTCGTCGGCCAGTTCGTACTGCGCCGGCGGCGAAAGGGACTTCAACGCGACCGTAGAGACCTACAACACAACCAGAGGATCTGCCCCAGGACCGGCGTTTGACGCAAGGGTCGCGTGGCCCGATGGGCTGCCAGGGTACGAGTCTCGCAGACCGCTCGCGAACATTCGCGAGGGATCTTACATGAGAGTGGAGGGCTCTCGTAGCGAGATAGATAGGATCGACAAGGAACCTAAGGGCGAGTTCCATGCCATCTGTACTACGTTCTCCGAACACATCCCTGTCGTACCAACGGCGTCTCACAACAACGAATGCGTTAGCTTAGCGAATCGGGCACTTATGGTCGTGCCAGAAGCTGATGACGAGTTGTGGACTGAGACGCTAGGTTACGGCAGATCAATTCTGCTTTCTTTGGGCAGGGTAGTCGCCGACCCTGAAAAAGACTACGCCGAATGGAACGCGAAGTTCCAACCGGCCAAACGTCGCTTGCACGACGCAGCTTGGGAAAGCCTTAAGACTCAGCCTTTGGAGTATAAGGACATGCTGCGAAAGCAATTCGTCAAGCGAGAACTCACACTGAAAGGTGGTCCAGAACCGGAGGAGTTCGACCCGCGATCCATACAAGCCAACACGGATCGGTTGAACGTATCCTTCGGTCCTTTCGCAGCCAGGGCGGCTGAAAAGTTGAAAGAAATCTGGAATAGCGAGGGTAGCATCTACTACACATCAGGTGCTACCGCGGAAGAGATTGGCAAATGGCGAGCCCAATTCGACGGCATGGACGTCGTTATCATATCCTGCGATGAGAGCAGGTATGACGCTCACCAAGGCAGACAAGCACATCGTCTGACCGAAATTCTCATGGACCGGGTAGGTATCGAGGACTACCCGGGGGCTAAGTACGCTCTCACATCCATGGAACGTATTCAGGGGTGGTCTAGCAATGGCGTAAAATACGCTGTTGATTTCACCATGACCAGCGGAGCCCCTACTACGTCCACTTCCAACTCGCTGACAAACGGCGTGAAGACGTCGTACGCACTTCTGAAGTGTGGTATAAAAGACTTCAAGATGCTGATCCATGGTGACGACAGCTTAATCGTGATCCCAAACGCGATGTCACCTGTGGAGTTAGCAGCGTTAAAGGAGCGCTTCCTGGGCCTGCAGACCAGGTTGGGCTACAGCACCAAATTTTCGGCTACTACTGAATGGCATGACACCGAGTACTGTTCCTCGTTGTTCTGGCCAACCGGAGATGGTTATGTGTTGGGACCTAAAATAGGCAAGCGATTGCCGAAAATAGGGTTCTCTTTGCGCAAGCTCAAGGAGCCTGAAGTCAAAGGCATGTTGATAGGACTGCAGATAGAGGCTGGGTACATCCCCGTCCTGCGGACCTATGCCGACCACCAACTCAAGTTGCTACGCAAAACCAAGGCCGGTTCCTACGCAGACCGTAGAACCGTGTATAAAAGTCTGCCCTCGAAACGACACAAGCCTTGTGCGGAAACTATGGTGTTTTTCGCCGAGAGGTATGGGCTACCGCCCGAGGACGCTGAGAGTGAATTACGCGCCTGCCTCACGAAGAATCTCACCGACTGCGTCAGCTATCCGCTGCTGACGCTTTTCAACAAACGTGATTTGTAGAACAGAAAAACAAAAACGCAATTTCTTTTGATAAAACAAAAAATAAAAACGGCTGCATA